GCGGGAACAGTGGATGGATGGTGGCGACCGTAGGCCCAAGCAAGTTTGAATTATATGAGCCAATTTGACCTGATTTTAGGCGACTGCCTGGAGGTAATGCCGACACTGGCAGACAAGAGCGTAGACATGATTCTCTGCGATTTGCCTTATGGAACTTCTTTGCGATTTGCCTTATGGAACTACCGCCTGCGCTTGGGATGTGGTTATTCCCCTTGAGCCACTATGGACGCAATACAAACGATTGATTAAGCCGCGAGGTGCTATTGTGTTGTTTGGCAGCCAGCCGTTTACAAGCGCTCTGGTGATGAGTAATCCAGAGTGGTTTAGGTATTGTTGGGTGTGGGAAAAGGAAAGGGGAACAGGGTTTAACTACGCAAAATTTCAACCCCTACGTCTAACCGAAGATGTGTGTGTGTTTTCGGAGGGTACACACACATACAACCCGCTCGTGATTGCGAGTATGCCAGAAGTGATATCTATGAGTATCTAGGTGAAGGCACAATCTACAGCATTAACGGGGTTGTGCAAAAACCTGAGTATGCAACAGCTAATCATTTCTGGGTTAAGAAGTCGAAATAAAATAGCCGCTCTCGTATGCGCTATACGGAGCGGCCAACTACACGGAGGGTAACAACTATGTGCAAAACAATGGTAACAGGTAAGCGAGGAACTGTCAAACGGCACCCACGCATCAGCAAAATTATGCCGCTGACCAACGAGCAACGAGCCATGATGCGGTGGATGTTGGATTACTCCGAATTTCTGGAGTTAAGCGGTAGCGAGCAGGCTAGCTACGATTATGCCAACGACTGCGCAGGCTGGCAACTAGGTCGTCTGTGGAGTGGCAACGATCCACAGTGTGCCCGTCGCTGGCGGGGAAGCGAACAGACGGTGCAGCCATACGAGCCTCACGATATGGAGCTAGCGCAAGACGATTTTGACCGCTACGGGTTCCAGTATGTGCGGCCTGGTGAGGGGTTTAGCTATCGAGGTGAGGAATGACCACACAACCATACACAGGAGCCGCCACACAGTTTGGGCAGGAAGACGCCCGGAAGGGGCTGGATATGCAAGGCTCCCGTTACTTTATCATTGATTCGCCCGAATGGCTGGCGTACAACGAGGCGTACAATGCCGCTGCACCCAAAAAGCGACTCGTGGCCATCGGGCGAAGTGCAAACAGGAAACCGTTTCGGGTGATGGTGGAGGGGCAACCATGTACTGGAACATGACATACGAAGAGATAGACAAACTCATAGACGCCAAAAAACACTACACCCAACTGCTCAAGGACTACGACGCCCTATTGACCTACACCAGACGCCTACACGCCGCCGCCATGCAATATCCTGACATGGCGGAAGTATGCCAGGATGCGCCGTATGATGTGCTGAGGGAGGAGAAATCATGAGCGAGCAATGGACTGATGAGCGAATTGACGACACCCTTCAAGCGATAAGCAGCCACGATGGCGGCATACGGTATATTGCAGCGCGGGAGATCATGTTCCGGATGCGAGATGAGCTAACCGCCCAATATGCTGCGGAACGTAACGAAAACAAAAAGCTTCGCCAGATCCTTGCCGTCAAGCTGACACTTTTTGACAGTGAAATTGACGACATGTTGGCGCAACAGTAACCACCACACCGCCCGCCACATCATAGCGCCAGCGTAGCCCGCTGGGACGGGCGGATTCAATAACGAGGTGACGACTATGGATACATATTCGCCTGAAGAGTTACCACACAATCACTGGCGGGACAACCCACCGCCGCCGCCTGAATGTGTGTTGCAGTGGAATTTTGGACGGTTTACCGGTATGGCAATTCGGGTATTAGGTACTGATGGATATTTTACTTGGTGCCCTATCGCAAACGAACAATTTGTAGTGCCAAAAGATGCCGAGGACACCAATCCCGTTTTCATCTTTCATGATGGTAGCTTGCACCAACTGTCAAGCAGTAAATTTTATTATCGTTCGTCAGCATCGCCACTGCCAGTGGTTAAGGGCTGGCGCTAACTATCCTCAGCCCCGGCTTTACCAGTTGCCTGGTAGGGCTGGGGGTGCGAATAGTAGCACCAGGAATCGAGAGCCACGGCGGCTATAAGCCGAGAAAGGTAAATGTTATGGGTAATGACATCATCGTAGCTGGACAACATGAAATGTTTTTGCCAGTGATGAATCTGGAGTTAGCGATTCAGCGGCGTGACTACCTGGTGAGATTCATTGGGCAAATGCTGAAACAGGATCACGATTACGGAAAAGTACCAGGCACAGACAAAGACACGCTCCTAAAGCCTGGTGCCGAAAAGTTAGCAACGTTCTTTGGCCTGACCCCGATCTTTATCTTGTCAGACCACGTAGAGGACTGGAGCGGAGAAGCGCACAACGGCGAACAGCTATTCTACTACCGTTACAAGTGCGAACTGTGGCGGACTGGCAACCTCATCGCCACCAGTGAGGGGAGTTGCAATAGCAGAGAGAGTAAATACCGATACCGCAAGGCCGAACGTGTTTGTCCGACGTGCGGGCAAGCAGCCATCATTAAGGGGCAGGCGCAATATGGTGGCGGTTGGGTGTGCTTCAAGAAAAAAGGCGGGTGCAACGCCAAATTTCTTGACGGTGACACCACCATTGAATCACAGCAGGTTGGCCGGGTGATGAATCCCGATGTGGCCGATCTGGTTAACACTATCCAGAAAATGGCACAGAAGCGGGCGTTAATCGCATCCATCCTGCTAGCAGTCAATGCCAGTGAGTTTTTCACACAAGACATTGAGGATATGGTGGCGGATGGTGAATACACCGTAGCTGACCAACCAAAACAGGCCATGACGAACGCCAGCGGTGGCAAATGCACCCACTGCCATGCACCTGCTGGCAAGCCGCACGCTAGCGATTGCCCGAACAAAGCCCCAGCAGCAGCAGCACAGCACCGCCAACAGCCAGTGACCCAAGCGCCAGCCACCAACGGCAACGGCAACAAGCCTAGCGTCGAGTCCCTAGACGACGTTCAGGAGTCGCCTGTTGGCGCTGATGTAGCTGCGAACGCAGACGAGGCGACAGAGTTACACAAACAGGTCATGAGCCGATTCCATGCCGCTGGCACTAGCACGTTCGGCCCCAGCTGGGAGGATGTTCGCCACTCCATCAGTACAACCATGCAACTACAATCCAGCAGCCAGTTCACAGCGCCGCAACTTAACGCCCTGGCGGACTCGTTTAAAACAAAATCTCGCCAGTGGCAAACATGGCAGCGTGCAATGAGCAATGGCACGTTACCGCCCGTTGAGCTGGCATTTGGCACGAAAGAGGTAGCGTAACTATGTACCAGCAAATCACACTCGTTGGCAATCTCGGTAACGATCCTGAGATGCGTTACACCCCATCTGGCGTTCCTGTTGCCAGCTTTAACCTGGCCGTCAACAAGTCAGTGAAAACTGACGACGGCTACACCGACAAAACCATTTGGTTTCGGGTGACAGCATGGCGCAAACAGGCCGAAACAGCAAGTCAGTATCTCGTCAAAGGTCGCCAGGTGCTCGTAATCGGTGAGGTCGAGGAAGCCCGGCCATTTACCGACAAGAGCGGAAATAACCGGGCATCGCTGGAGGTAACGGCGCACACGATCAAGTTCCTCAGCAGCAAGAACGGCAACGGCGACACAGCCGCAGCGTCCGCCGAGCCGGTAGCCACTGAAGACGGCGGCGTGCCCTGGTAGCTAATCACCCGGTTCCGGTTTCTCCTTTGCGGCCCCGGCTGGTGACGTGCCAGCCGGGTTGTGCAGACGTAATGCAGCCTGAGCAATCAGCCAGTGACAAGCCTGGGCAATGCAGAGTCAGTCAGTAACAACAAACAAATCGGCCACCGTGACCGGCGTTACTCACTATCGGCTTCATAATGCAACAGGTCGCCAGGAGATACACCGAGGAAAGCACACAGGCGGGAGAGATAGCGCAAGTCAACCGATGTCGTTTCGTTATACCAGTATCGACGGATCAGCCCTGCGTCAAGTCCGGTTTTCTTTTGAACTTGATATTTATTATAGCCTTTAGATTCGGCAACTTCTTTTAGCAGTATGGTAATCATAGCACTCCTTTATTGAAATTGTAAGGTCAAGCCGGATATTTTTCTATAGTATACCGTTTTCGGCGTATTTTCAACGAAAGATATGTATTGACAAAAGTATACTCCTCATGATATACTCTTGTTGTAGCTAGCTGACTACTAGCGAGCAGTAACAACGGAAGCCCAGATATGCAAGTGACATGGTTTAACCTAACCTGCTCTAATAATTGCATTTCACGCCTGATGCTAGTCACATCAGGTCTGGGATAACTGGAATGCAATTGTTAGTGCAGGTTTTTTATTGTCTGGAGGCTAGTTATGGACAATCTGTCAATATCAAAGCTGCTGGAAATCGAGAAGCAAAACGCTATAGCCGAAATCGAATCACTAATGATGAGGTTAGAAAGCGCCAAAAAGCGACTATTAAATGACTGGCCTGTCAATGGCACAGGCATTGTGCAGGGTGCCGCGGCGCTGGTAGATACAGCCTGCGCTCGATATATGGCCCTGCACGAAATTGCAAAGAAGTTAGACTAACAATCCACCCATGCGCCCATTTGACAGATGCCTCTCACTCCGCATTGACGCCTGCTACGTTGAAATCGAGCGCATACTATCGACCAAGCCCACTGTACGCCGGGCCATACGCCTGGCGCTGGTGCGGTGGAAGTTGCGCAGACTGCTGCGACGGATGCCGGTGTAATTATGTACAAAATTGCAATTTCTACAATGGCGTTAACAGGCAAGATACCAGCAGGCGATCACCGTTGGGCTAAATTCAATGATTCTTTCATCAACCAAGAGTTAGAAGCCATTGACGTAGTAAACGCCATCTATACAGGCCATAGTTACGCCGCTTGGCACAATGGCCGACGCTGCCTAGACAATTTCGTCTGCGCTCAACACATTGCGGTTGATCTGGAGACAGGAGATCAACGCAGTACGATTGACTACATAGCCGCCAGTGAGTTTGTCCGCATCTATGGCGGGCTAATCTACACTACACCGAGCCACACCACCACAGACCCCAGAGCCAGAATCGTCTTCTTTCTGGACAAACCCATAGCCAACGCAGCGGCATATAAAACAGCCGTTGGCTTTATCTATAGCCTTTTCCCTGGCTCAGATTCCGCTTGTGTAGATGCTAGTCGTTTTTTCTATGGCTCGAAAGATTGTCAATTAGAGTGGATCAACAATGTGTTGCCACTCTCCCACCTACGCCGCTATTACTTCNNCAGAGACGGCACAACCAGACAGACACAAGACGCAGCCAGGGATGCGCCAGGAAGCCACAACACCCACTGCGCATACAGACGAAAAGCTCCCCAGGGATGCTGATGTATTTTTGGACTATGCAATCAAAGATTCGACCTCGGAAGGCCGCAATAAGCGTGGTTATCGGCTGGCTAGACAACTAAAGGAGATCGGCTTATCAAAGTTTGATGCTGAAGTTTACATGAGGCGTTACCAACAGTCCGTTGGCACCGCCAAGAATCACAATTATACCGAACACGAAGCACTACTTAACCTCAATAGCGCGTACACACGGGCAAATTAACCAAATGAGAATCAAGCCATTTGCCCGTAAAGGGAATTACACGGCGATTGACAATGCTATTCTAGATCAATTCATGCCATTGCTTTCCGCTAACGCCTGGAAAACATTGTGCTTCATTATGCGAAAAACTAAAGGGCAGCAAAAGGAGAGCGAGCAACTCAAATACACAGACATTAAACAGGGAACCGGCATATCATCCGATGCAACGTTAGCCAAATCAATTATTGAACTTGTAAGCCACCAACTGATTGTTGTCTCTACACACAAAGAGTATGAGGGAAACTATTACGAGCTCAATCGTACTTTAGAAATTGAAGTACAAAATTTTTCAAAAAATGAAGTACAAGAATCCAGTACTGCAGAAAATGAAGAACAAGCCGATTCTTGTACTACAGAAAATGAAGTACTTATAAGGAATAAAAATATATTACCAAATGCTACGCATTTGGGCGTGGAACGCCTGACCGAGCTATATCCGGTGCCCTTTGCGGGGGTATTCCGCAACTACCTTGACGAGCTCAGGGTGAGCAAAAACAAACCTGCATTGATTCGCACGTTGGTGGTTGCACTGTACGGCGAGGAGATGGCCCCGGCCTTTGGGTTCATAGGCAGAGCGGCAAGCACCGTGGGTGGCTGGGGGTTCCTGGCCACTCGGATTTGGGAAATGACCAGTAGACCGCCAAATGGAAATTTACTGGAGTACATCATGGGAGAGCACCGAGCAAAAAACGCTCGAACTACGGCGGCGCAAAATGCCGCGGCACGCAATGGCGGCGATCCTGGTATCTGGCACAAACTCACCGCCGAGCCAGAACAGCCGGATTACATGAAGGAACTTAGCAATGGCGATTGATATTTTCGCTGGCGATTTGCGCCCGATGGAATACTGGTCACTCAAGGCCAGGGACAAAGTTACAGACTGGCGCAACGGCAAAGTCGATGGGCGGTCAACAGGATTTAAAACCCTAGATCCGTACATGCGGCTTATCAACAGCGAATTGACGCTGATTGCCGCTAGACCCTCTATGGGAAAGACGGCCCTCGCCATGCAGATGGCCGAAAACGTTGCGAAAGACTTGCAACGGGAAGAAGATCCCGGCTCTGTGGCGGTGTTTTCCGCTGAAATGTCGGGTTCAGAACTGGTGATTCGTATGTCTTCGGCGTGGGCTGGTGTCAACTCGCACAAGCTGCGCAACGGCAAGGGCACGCCGGAAGAATACGGCAAGCTTGATGATGCGATTGTCGCACTGTCACACCTACCGATTTGGATGGATGATAGCAGCGCGCCTAGCACCGGCAAAATGCTGGAACAGCTAGACAGCCTGAATCAAACAATCCCAGTGCGGGCCATGCTGTTTGACTTCGTAGAGCTTGGCGGCGATAAAGCACCCAACGAAGAGTTGCGTATCAGCAGCATCTTGCAACACCTGAAGGGCATTGCCAAGGCGTTAAATATTCCGGTTGTTGCGCTGAACCAACTAAGCCGGGAAGTCGAGAAACGAGCCAACAAGCTGCCACAACTGAGCGATCTGCGGTACAGCGGTATGGCCGAGCAGATAGCCGACAAGGTTGTGTTTATTATGCGGCCAGAATACTACGAAGAGCGCAAAGACGTGATTGACGTACCGCAAGAAGACAAAAAGGGTGTGGCTTACATCCTGATTGCCAAGAACCGCAACGGCCCGGTTGGTATGGTGAAGATGGCGTTTAGAAAGGATCAATCGGCATTTGGTGAGCTAGAAACGAGGATGGGTAAATGAGTAGATATAGTTGGATTATAGGGATAGCCCAAAGAATCGCCCAAGATGAGTGCTATAACACCACTGACTATATCGGTGAACATTACGATCCAGATATAGAAAATATAAAAAGAGTTTACTTCCTTGATGGTATTCGCTGGAATGACTTGGTTGAACATGATGTTAATCTTGTGTTAGGTTGCTAAAATGTTCTCATATTACGGTTCAAAGTCAAAGGTCATAGACCTGTACCCATCCCCAAAGCATAAGCGGGTCATAGAACCATTTGCGGGGTCTGCTCGGTATGCTATGAAGTATCACTGGTGTGATGTTCTCTTGGTTGATAAATATGAAACGGTTGTCAATGTTTGGAAGTGGTTGCAATCTTGCACGGCAAAAGATATTTTAGACCTGCCACATCTGAAAACAGGCGATAGCGTGAAAAACTATAATCTTCCTCAGCCAGCAAAAGAATTTTTAGGTTTTTTAGTTGTGCGTGGAATGGAAAGCCCAAGAGAAAATGTCTCTTCGTTTGTCGGTGATATCACACCAAAACTTATTGATATTTCAAAAAAGGTTTCACTTATCAAGCATTGGGAAATTCGGTTAGGTTCTTATGCCGATATTCAGAACGAAACAGCAACTTGGTTTATTGACCCACCATATCAATTTGGAGGCGAACACTACATACACTCAAACGAATCAATCAATTTTCAATCACTCGCTGAATGGTGCAAATCTCGCAATGGTCAAGTTATCGTTTGCGAAAACACAAAAGCCGACTGGCTCCCATTTTGTGCCATGCGTAAAATGAATGGAAGTCAGCATACAACGGTTGAAGCCTTGTGGAGCAATATGCCGCATGATTTTGAGTCTGTTCAACTTGGCTTATTTACGCAACCTAACACAGCGCGCACCCGACAAGAGCGGGCTGTGGTTGGTGATGTCGGTTTTGAATAATTATCAGGTCTTGCGCTCTCGCTCTTGCGGGTGGCGCAAACCGTTAGGTTGCTTCATGGCATACATTACCACTCGTTTTGTTAGCAAGTCTGATGAGCATGAAACCCCGCAAAGTCTCTTTGCCCCTCTCAATGATGAATTTCATTTCACTCTGGATGTTGCGGCTAATTCAGAGAATGCCAAATGCCAAAAGTATTTCACAAAAGAGATGAATGGCTTATCTCAAAAGTGGGAAGGCGTTTGTTGGATGAACCCGCCATTTGGTCAGCAAATTCAAAAGTGGGTTCGCAAAGCCTATCAGTCAGCGCAAGAAGGTTGCACCGTTGTTTGTCTACTTCCTGCAAGAACAAATACAGGTTATTGGCATGATGTTTGCATGAAAGGTGAAATCAGGTTTATTCGTGGGTATCCCAAGTTCGGGAATGCCGTGCAAGGGTTGAAGGCTCCGTTGGCAATCGTTATATTCCGTCCAGAGCGCAACCTAACACAGCCTGCACCTGACGCTTGGGAGTCTGCCGACCTAGAAGGCGAATCTACGCCCGAAGTTTTATCCACATCTCAAACCTTATCCACGCCCACCAAGCGCAGGTAAGGCAAACCGTTGGAAAGCCATAATGAGAGTCTTGATAGCCTGTGAAGAATCCGCAACCGTCAGAGTTGCATTTGAAAAAGAAGGTCACGAAGCATGGTCTTGTGATATTGAGCCGTCCCGCGTGGCTGGCAATCACATCCAAGCCGATGTACTCTCTGTTTTGGGTGATGGATGGGATTTGATGATTGCTCACCCTCCCTGTACTTATCTTTCAAAAGCTGGCGCACGTTGGCTTTATGGTGGTGGCAAGATAAATCAAGAGCGTTACGAATTGGGTATGAAAGCCAAAGAGTTTTTTATGCAACTTCTAAATTCCAATATTCCAATGATTGCCGTTGAAAATCCTACACCCCTAAAAATTTGGGAATTGCCAAAAGAGACACAGGTCATACAGCCCTATGAGTTCGGACATCCATATTCCAAGCGCACTTTGTTATGGTTGAAAAACTTACCGCCTCTTGTGCCAACAAATAAACTCGATGAATACAAGCCATTCTTGCCATCCAATACAGGTGGTAAGAAGCGCGGTCAGGCTCATAGTTTTGGTGTGGCTAGAAACGCCAAAGAGTCTAGCAAAACTTTTGAAGGGGTTGCTCAGGCAATGGCGCAACAGTGGGGCAGGCTGGCTTTCCAACAAGGCTTGCACCTGACCGATGGTATGCGCCCGACTTATGAGCATTTTTCTACAACCGAAGCGAATCCCGCTTTGATGGCTTTATCTCAGCCCACCATCGGCAGGTAAAGCAACCGTTAGGTGGCTAATATGCTGAATGTGATGGTTTCTCAAACGTGGGCTTGGTTTCACGCTCAACTCGATTTTCCGAAATCGAAGCGCATAAAGGTTCACGTTTTGCGTCCAAATGAGGCTCGCTCGTATTGTGGTTTGCAAAATCACGATGATGTAGGCGAAATGACTTGGGAACAGTTTATTGGGTTGGGCGAAGATGCTTGTACAAAGTGTCGCCACCTAACAAAGCGTGTACCTGACGCCTTGCAGCTTGGGCAAATGTTCAATCCTTATGACCTTGAACAAATTGCGCAGATTGACGAAATTATCAGGCGGCGCAGGTAACGCAAACCGTTATCTGGTTACAAGCCTGAATATTTTTTGCACTGGCATGAATGGACAGAACTATATCGCGAGAATCACTGCATTTTTTACACACCACCAAAGGGCGGGACTATAAAAGGTGATGAAACTATAAAACTGAGTAGGCGGATTTCTGAAGACCGAGAGAATTTTATTTACGAGTTACATTGCGATTCGGGGTGGGCTTGTCCTCAAGAGCAGGCGTACTTTTACAAGTCGAGTGAATGGCAGAGAGTGGCCAAAGCTCAGCGATATATCGACGGGTATTATTGCCGACGTTGCCAACGAAGAAATCGAGAATTACATGTACATCACAATTCTCCCATCAAGAGCGCTTACAGTTATAGACTCATAGACAACTTCGCTGATTGGGAATTGACGCTCTACTGCAAAGACTGTCACGAATGGTTCCACCGAAACTTTCATAGAGCGCTTCTTGGAAACGATTTTGAATATGGCACACCTACGGAAATTGAAGCCGCCAAGCGGGCGAACCGAGCATTTTGGAAAAGATACCATGATGAAAAACGGTGCTTGTTTTGCCTGAAACATATCGGCATACACATTAGATATACAGGCTAAAATGATCAAGCAGACTACACCAACCCACACCCGCACAGTTAATGATCACACCAGTAAACCAACCGCCCGCGAACACCAACTCTGGCATCTCCTGGCCACCACGGGCGACAGCAACAAAGAGTTGACTAGGCAGATGGGCCTAGCGCCGGGCACGGTGCGAACGCATCTCGAACGAGTAATGGGGAAGCTAGGGGTGCGAGGACGGGAGAAACTAATAGTGCTGTGGTGGGAGAATAGATTAAATGAGCAGAATTAATTACGTCACCGGCGACGCCACACAACCAGTTAGCACGCCGGCTATCATCGCCCACATCTGCAACAACCGGGGAGGCTGGGGAGCCGGGTTTACAGGGGCGTTGAGCAAGCGGTGGCCACGAGCAGAAGAGTACTATCGCCACTGTTGGGGAGAAAAGCTCGAACACTCGTTGGGGCATGTGCAAATCGTTCGTATCTCCCCTGATATTATTGTCGCCAATATGATCGCTCAGGATGGCTATAGCCGCCCTGGCAAGCCAGCGATACGCTACTCGGCGCTAGAAAATTGTTTGGATAAAGTGAGAGGCTGCGCACTGTATATTCGATATATTCAATGGTCAGTCCACATGCCCCGCATCGGCACAGGGCTAGCGGGTGGCGACTGGGCGGTGATTGAGCCGATGATAGTGCGAGAATTGTGTGAGAAGGGCGTAGAGGTGACGGTATATGACCTGCCTGTTACAAAAGGGAATTGATTATGAGTAGCACAAACCGGGGCGCAATCCGTAGCCCTAGAGATTTTTATGCAACGCCACATTACACCGTAGCCAGTTTGTTGTCTGTGTTAGATACAGAGCGTTTGTCAAAAATGACGTTCGGGGAACCATGCCGGGGGACGGGTGCCATTGCTGACAAAATCAGCGCTGCGCACCACCATTACGCCGAAATCAGCGAGGGGATCGACTATCTCATCACCCCGATGGCGGCTGACATAATTATCACCAATCCGCCGTTTTCGCTGGCGCTAGAATTTCTGCAAAAGAGCCTGCGAGAAGCCCAGACGGTGATCTACTTGTTGCGGCTGAATTTTCTAGGCAGTCAGGCCCGCCATGAGTTTTGGAAGCGAAACCGGCCCAGCCATGTGTTGGTGCTCAGTAAGCGCCCTTCGTTCTGCGGTGGCGGCTCAGATAGTACAGAGTATGCCTGGTTCTGTTGGGATGGCCTGGGACTGGTGCTGGCAGATCCTGGGGTGCATGTGTTATGAGCAAGAGCATGAAAGCTCCATTCCCCTGGTTTGGTGGCAAGTCGAGAGTTAGCCCTGATATCTGGCGACGGCTCGGCAACCCATCAAACTATGTCGAGCCGTTCGCTGGCTCGTTGGCTGTGTTGCTCAATCGGCCTCACGAGCCAAAAACAGAGACGGTCAACGATCTGGATTGTTACCTGGCTAACTTTTGGCGTGCGCTTCGGTGCGACCCTGACGGGTTGGCCGAATGGGCAGACTGGCCAGTGAATGAGGCGGATTTGCATAGCAGACATCTATGGCTATTGCAGCGGTCTGAATTTCGCCAACTGATGAAAACTGACCCAGACTATTTTGACGTTAAGATCGCAGGTTGGTGGGTGTGGGGCATTTGCCAGTGGATCGGTTCGGGTTGGTGCGCTGAAAAATACTACGATGAAAACAGCGAAGCGGCTTGTAAGGCCCGCCCCCACCTGGGCAATGCGGGGATGGGGATTCACCGGCCCAGCCAGCAACTTCCCCACCTGGGCGATGCGGGGATGGGGATATTCAGACCAAAGCAACAGCGGCCAGAACTGTTTGCTGGGAAAGGGATATTGAGAAAAGATAGCGATCTACTTTCCTACTTCCACGCACTAGCCGCCCGTTTGCGCCGGGTGCGAGTGTGCTGTGGCGACTGGAGCCGGGTGCTGGGCGATAGCGTGACCCACAGGCACGGCTCGACTGTTGTGTTCCTTGATCCGCCATATTCGCATGATGTACGGGATGATAGCCTCTATGGGCAGGATCACGATGTGGCCGCCGACGTGCGACAGTGGGCCATCGAAAATGGTGATAATCCATTGCTACGCATAGTTCTGTGCGGCTATGATAACGAGCATGTTATGCCACCAACCTGGACGATCTATCGCTGGAACGCTGCGGGCGGCTACGGCAGCCAGGGCGAAGGACAGGGCAGAGAGAACGCTAGCCGGGAATGTATCTGGTTCAGTCCGCATTGCATTGACCTAAAACAACCAAAGCAATCATTGTTATTCGAGGTGACAGCATGAGCAAAAGCAAGAAACCACCCATGCCCGTTGCTGCCGCCATTGTCGTCACCGGCGAAGACATGGCCGACACATGGCAGCCAGAGCGAGGCGCAATCCTCCAGCCCGGCGTGTTCGAGCGCATCATGACATTCACCGCCACGCTGACAGCCCCACCGTATCGGGGTAGGGAGTGGGCACAGAGACAGGCAAGGGAGGCGATAGGACATGGTAACTAGGATGAAACAAGACAGGACACGCAAAGGCGGCTATCGTGGCTCGATGAATATCCAGGACATGGAGCAACCAACCTATGACGAGGCGTCTGCGGTTAAGCTGGCCATGTGGAATATCAAAAGCTGTTACGGCATCCTGAGCGGCAACCTAGCGCAATTTGGCCACCAGTTACCAGCCGAGATGCGCAGTGCGTTGGCGGTGGTGGTGGCGAATTTGGAGGGGATAATTGAGCGAAATAACACTAAATAGCGCAGACATCAGATTGTTGAGGGAAATCAGCAATACGCCGAGATATCGGGAAACATCTCGATACCAGCCAATGATTGAGCGATTAGCGAAGCGTGGTTATTTAGAGAGTTACATAGTGCGGTACAAGCATATTACATACTGGCGGTTGACGGATAAAGGAGAGGAGGCGATAGTCAGATGACTAACAGAGCCAGTGCAATGACTCGATTGACACCAGAACAACAAGAGCGGGTACGGGCGGCGGTTTGGGATTATATGACATGGGTTGAGGCGAGGCGATGGAACGCTACGCATCTACCGAAACAACCGCCGAAGGGGCGCAAATCATGGGGTGCGCTGGATAATATTCCATCACCAGAATGGGAGGTTGGGTTGTTACGATGATAGAAGGCTGGGAGAAACACTATTGTCTGGAAGCGGCTAAAAGGGAAAAGTTTAGGCCGCCAGGGTATCAACGAGCGGTATATGATAGTTTAGTACAGCGTGGCTATTTGGAGAAATATACTATCCGGTACAAGCATATTTTTTACTACAAGCTGACCGAGCTGGGAAAAGAGGCAATCAATGGAGAATCCTAACCCACACGCCGGGAAGCCACACCCCGCAGCGCCACTGACGCCCGCCACACGCCCGCTTTACCGGGAGATTGAGAAGTTGCGTTTGCCGGGCTGGGAACAAAATATCCCGGCTAGGGTGGAAATAGCAGATTACACGCAGCAAATTTGGAAAGCGGTTAGAGACAGCCCTAAGCGGAAGAGGAAGAGGAAAAAGCGAGATGGCACAAAAAATAACGGAAACAGTTGATCACCCACAGCATTACACTAGCCACCCTAGTGGCATTGAGTGTATAGATGTGGTCGAATGGATGAGTTTTAATTGCGGTAACGCCATGAAATATATTTGGCGAGCGGATCTGAAGGGCGGTATCGAGGACTTGCGAAAAGCGGCATGGTATATCCAGCGTGAAATTGACAGACTGACAAAGGATGCTCAAGATGAAAATTAAACTACTCAGCTACACCCGCCTAAACCCGGCTCTAATGCCACTCTCTACGGCTGGCATCAGCGATCTGTCAACGTTGTGGCAGGCCAGCAACAGCACTGACCCAGAAAAGGTCATTGAGTATGCAGCCCGCACCTGTTACCGCAGCAACGCCCGCATGGGCAGCTCTCCTGGGTTCATTGCCGATTGCGTGGAGCGGGGTCATGTGGACGTAATCGAGCATGGATGGGCAACGTTTGGGATCTATGGCGATTGGAATAATCCGCGTTACTGGCGACAGGTTAACCGCTACGTAGAGGTTAATCGCCATCATCATTACGACATCGTTGTAAGTGGCAATTTCCGGGTCTGGCGGGATCTGCTATCACTGGACTATGCCAAACAGATGCAGCCATATCTAGCTGCCATTGCCCCGGCTGTATTTGGCGATGCAACACAGCAGGTTGATACGACTCTGCCAGCGCTCCAAGTTACAGCGCCCGTGTATGCTGAGTCTGGCCCGATGCGGGTCACTCTGCTCGGCTACTCTCACCCCGGCGTGGGAGTCGGACACAGTGCTGCAACATTTCTGTTTGAGGGTATCAGCCGCACTTGCACCCATCAACTGGTGCGTCATCGTTTGGGCAGTTTCAGCATGGAATCACAGCGCTATGTCGATTTGGATAAAGGGCAATGGGGCGCAATCATCCCGCCATCGGTGGAGGCCAATGGTGCAGCCTGGGCAGTAATGCAAGATTTTTGGGGCGCTGCTGAGTCAGCTTACGCCAAATTGTTGGCGCTAGGTATTCGCAAAGAAGATGCTCGCTTCCTCTTACCCAACGCCGCTGAAACTCGAATTGTCACGACAATGAACTTTGCAGGCTGGCAGCATTTCTTTGAATTGCGAGCGCTCGACAAGGCGGCTCAGTGGGAGATCCGACGCATGGCACAGCTTGCGCTGGGTATGTTGGCCCAAGTTGCGCCCGACGTGTTTGGTAGTCAAATGGCGACATGCCAAAGTAGATTCCCTGCGGCGTCTTAGCACAGCGCAGAATAGGGCGCATGGTCACGCAAAACCGGGGGCGCATAGAGCGTTCACCCCGTCCAACGTGGAATTGTATGGTGAATTTAGCCTAGGGCGATTTAGAGGGGTTACGGGGCAAGTCATGCGAACAGAACAAATTATCGAGGGACATTCGTATACCAACGATCCGGCGTCATTCTGCTGGCGCACTGTTGAGGTTATCGTGGAGGTCTACGGCAAGGCCATAGTGCGTTGGCATACTGACGGGTTTGCTGCGCAGCGTGGTCAACGCCTGCGCACGCACGGACGTTGTAGGCTGGGCACGTTTGCACGGTGGGCAAGCGTGGACGTGACAGATGGAAAATAGGAACGAGCAGATGAAATTTACAGAAGCCATAACCAAAGTTGTGCAAACGGCAATACAAGAGAGCAAGCTGATCTACCTGTACCGCAATGACCGGGGCTGGTGCGTCTCAGGGCAGTATTGCTACAACTGGCTATTCCGGGCGTACCCCGGTGGTAGAACAGAGTTTTCGGCAGATGGCACTAGGCTTTTAGAGGAGATACAGGAGAAAATGAGTTCCGACAGCAAATATATCACGGCAAAAATCACTATCACGCTCACAATCGAAGAGATAGTAGCGCAACAGCAGCTAAACGAGATGGGGATAACGTTGAAAGAATATGTAGAGCAGCTAAACGAAGAGGAGTCAATCATGGGGTTGGCTGATGGTTATACTATTGTGAAAGTTGAAGAGGTGACAGAATGACAAGAGATCAAATCGGCGGGCTAATCGTGATTGTGGGCTGTTTGCTGCTGCTGCTGGCGTCGTGGTGGGCGTTTGGTATTACGGGCCTGCTTGTAGCGCTTGGCATTGCGTTGATCGTGTGTGGTGTGGGTGTTGTACTCGTGGCGCAAGACAGAGATCGGAAACAGAAATTCGAGGAAGCAAAGGCAAGAGTCAGAGCGAGATTTGAACAGGAGGCTAACAAATGATTTTCACCAATGAACAGGGTGTTTTGGAACACGACACATTTACGCCAGTGCCAGGAACACGGCAGCCAAACTGGGTTGAATTGCACCGGCTGAATCGGGTGTGGCGGCAATGGATGGATGAGCATAGCCAGTTTGTCACACCGGATACAATTGATACGCTATGCTATATGAGCGAGGAGTGCCATGAAGCGCTGAAATGTTGGATGGTGGCACGGTTGCCGGATCACCCACGTCGTCAGCAGCCCGATAAAACTATCGGCCAGGAGTTCGCTCAGGCTATTATGCTGGCACTTACGGCTCTGCCTGCTATCGATTTTACTGAGGCAGAGCGGGAAGGGCTGCAATATTCAGACATGCGCCCGATTATCAATATTTGTTCGCTGGCAAATCGGGCGGTGGAGGAGTGCGAATTGCAGTTAGGTGGCTGGGCTGCATACACGCACGGTCTGCTATTGGCGGTTGCCACCTGGCCCGGCCTAGACATAGCCGCCGAATTACGCCGCTGTTGGGCTGCGTTGGCGTGGAGA